GCACTGTTAGTTGCTTGTACTGCATATCTAGTAAAATCTTGTGCCATATTCCTCCTATAATGCTATTGCCATTGCAACAGCAAATCCGTTACTTGCCGCTCCTACCGGCGTTCCTGTTGAATCTAAATAAACTGACTTACTTGCAGGCATTGTACAAAATACACTTAATGTACTTGAACCACCTGAATTAAAATCTATTTTTGACGTATTACCTGAAGAGTTACTTAAGACAGTAGTTCTTGCTAGAGTATCGGGTGTTGCATCAGTTACAGTGCCAAGACCTATTTCAAATAGGTTTGTACCTTCTTCAAAGATAGCATAGTAAGTTGTATTACTATTACCAATCCCGTCAACAAAAGTTCTAAAACCAGTTACAGCACCTGCAAGGTTTATAGTTCCTGTGCCTTGTGATGTACTTGTTTCTCTTACTCTATCATTTATTACTAAAGCCATTTACTCTCCTATTAACTCATGCTTATAATAGCATTAGCGG